CTTGATCAGCCGCGCGATCTCCTTGCCGACGTCGACGCCGTCGATCACCTCTCGGGCGGTGCGCTTCTCGCGCGCCTGCGTGCGTCGGCGCTGCTCGCGGGCCAGGCGCTTGGCCTTGGCGTCCTTGCGCTTGGCCTCCAACGCGGGCGCGTGGCGCTCCACGAGGAAGCCGGTCTCGGTCGAGCAGGGGATGCAGAAGCGGCGGATGTCGTCGGCGCGCATGCGCCCTGGCGCGCGGATGCCGCGGTGGTTCGGGTTGCTGCAGATCCAGACGCGATCAGCCACGGGTTCGCCTCCTGCCCGTCTGCCGCGTTGCGAAGTGCCAGGCCTGGCAGAACGAGCACTGGTAGATGTCCAGGTGGCCGTGGTGGTACTTGAGGGCGTGCCGTTGCGCAGCCTCCCGCGTGGGGAAGCTGCGCTTGGGCCTGCCGTCGAGCTTGAAGTGTTCGCCGACGAGACGCTTCATCGTGCCGCTCGCCGCTCGGCGTCGGCGCGTGCCTCGCGCATCGTGTCGAACCAGTCGAGGTTGTCGTCGGTACGCGTGTCGATCACGGCCCACTCGCCGCCGGTGAAGCCCTCGTAGTGGGCGTCGGCGCTGATGGACTGCGACTTCTCGTAGCCGTCTGACTGCACCTCGTAGGGCGTGCCGTCGAGGCGGTAGCGGCCGCGGTAGATCTTGGTCCAGCTCATGCTGCTCCTCGGTCGGGGGGAGTGTGGCCCACACGGGGCCACACTTACATTGTAGCACACGTCGTGTGCTGCCCCGATCAGTCGATGCGTGACTGGGCGTACGCGGTGATGCCTGCGTCGCTCAGGACTGAGGCCACTGCGCGCGCGGCTGCCTCCCACCGCGTGAGCGACTGGGAGTACCGCTCGCCGCACACCATGTAGAGGCTCAGGTTGACGCCTCCGGCGTAGCTGTCAGAGCGGCCGAAGCCTTCCTTGACGAGCCAGCGCGCGAAGCGTGAGCCGCCAGGCGTGATCTTCACCCACGCCGAGCCGCACACTCCCTCGTTGACGAGGTAGACGGGCTCGTTGGGATCAGCCCCACCGTCGTCGCCCCCGGTCAGGGAGCCGAGCATGTCGGCGGGCGTGTAGACCACCATGGGCGTGGGGCTGGCACCGCGGAACGCGGCGTCGCCAGCTTCACCCGCACGCGCGAGCAGAGCCTTCATTGCGGCCTTGCTCAGCTTGATCGTGCTGGGGCTGCCGTCCGCCTTCTTCTTACACGTGACGCACACGTAGTCGCGGTTCTCCTCGCGACGCTCGATCCTGCCGCGCACCCATGAGCCGCGCCGGTCACCCTTGACCTCGGCGACGTCACGGCCGCACAGCGTGCGGGTGGATTCCGCGTCGGCGGCATAGTGCCATCGCGGCTGACGGTAGGCGCCCGGATTGCTTTTCCGGATCACTTCCATTCGGGTGAAACCTCCTCGGTCGGGGGGTCGCGGCCAATCGGGCCGCACCTAGAGTCTAGCACATGATGCGCGATAAGCTCTGCTATCATCGTACGGAACCGACCGACCGAAGGAGAGCACCAGTGAGCAGGCTCAGTACCACCTACACCGACGACACAGGCCGTGAGGTCACGACCGTCGAACATCTAGAGGGAGTCGCTGCGGCGTGGCAGGCCGCGGCCGACGCGATCCGGAAGGCGTGGGAGATCACGCCGAGCTACCTCATCCACGAGCGCGGCCAGATCGGCCGCAAGGAGAAGGACCAGACGATCGCGTACCTGGCGGCGGGCCGGATGGCCCACTACGCCGAGGAGGCGCTGGCGTCGATCAGGCGCAACGCCCACGCGCGTGAGAACGGTCGCGAAGGGGCGGCCGAGACCGACCTGGAAGCAGCGGAGCGCTGGAACCAGCGCTAGCGCACGGCGTGTGCTACTCTTGGAAGGATATGGATACCGAGACGAAGCGCACAGTACGAGCCAGGTTCGCGGCCTGCCTGCCTGTGCGCTGGGGAGAGATGCGCGAATGAGCAAGGCGAACGGGGTAGAGCCCAGACCGCCCAGGCCGCGGGCCGTCAGGCAGCTCGACATTGTCGGGACCGCTGAGGCGGCGGAGATACTGGGGGTCGAGCGACCGCGGGTCGGTCGCTGGATCAAACGTGGCGTGATGCCACCGACAGCCGCCGACCTGGCCGCGACGCCGGTCTGGCACAAGAAGGACATCCTGCGGATGAAGGACTGGGTCGAGGCCAACCGGCGCAACCGTGACCCGGTGGCGAGCTAGCGCTTGCACCGTGCCGAGCGGGCGCGGCTGGAGCGCGAGGCGCGGCTGGAGCGGATCCGGCAACAACAGGACGAGGGGCTGCTGGTGATCCGGCAGATGACCCCGGAGGAGCGCGAGCACTACGGCCCGCCGAAGAACCTGGAGAAGAAGCGCAAGACGGGCTACCGGCTGCCGCCCAAACAACCCAAGGAGGAGACCCGATGACTGCCGCTAAGGAGACCGCTCGCGTGACCACCGAGTACGTGGTGCTGGAGCAGCGCGAGCTGAAGGACGACGCGGGCGAGACCGTTGTCGCGTGGGTCGAGGCCGGGATCACGTCGGACGGCACGACGCGCACCGCCGCCGTGACCGAGATCGCGGGCGAGAAGGAAGGCATCTGGCGTCCCGTGCCGACCCGCAACTGGGCGGACGCGCTGCGGACGCGCAAGGAGACGACGGTCAAGACGAAGGTCGAGCCGCTGGAGCCTTTCTAGTGCCCGAGCCTGAGCAGCCGACCGACGAGCAGCTCAAGGAGGATCCGTTCGAGAAGCTGCGGCTGTCGCTCTCGGACTTCGGCGACTATGACGAGCTGGCGCTGGAGCAGTACAAGTCGTTCAGCTTCTACTTCGCGCAGCGCCAGCAGGGCGCGCCGCGCGGGGCGGCTACCCGACTGACGTGCGAACGCTTCGGCCACGACGCGCCGCGCGGCCTGTGCCGACGCTGCGGCCTGGGCGTCGACCTCGGCAAGAGCGTCGACGAAGACAAGCAGCGTATGGCCGAACGCGACGCGTGGCTCGCCTCCCGACACTGAACACCGCGGCGATACGATCAGCCCACGATGGAAGCGAGCCGCTCGATCGAGGACCTGACCGAGCGCCACGAGCGTAAGCGCGGCCGCAAGCCGGGGCTCACCGAGGACGAGCGGCTGGAGCGCAACGCCGAGCTGGTGCGCGATCGGCTGCGCGGCCAGAGCTGGGCGTATCTCGCCGAGAAGTACAACATCCAGATCCCCCAGTGCCAGAAGATCTACGGCGAGTGGCGCGCGGAGAACACGTCGACGTACGTCGGCCGTGACCCGATCGCGATCGTGCACTCGATGCTTGACCGGCTGGAGAGCTGGGTCGAGCAGCTCGCCGAGGTCGCTGACGCGTCCGGAACCGACACGACCCGGATCGCCGCGATCAACGCGCAGCTCAACGCGCTGACGCGCACCGCCGAGCTGATGCAGGCCACCGGCATCCTGCCCCACGATCTCGGCACCCTGCGTCTGGAGCTGGACGTCCAGACGCTCGCGGTCAAGCTCGTGACGGTGCTGACCGAGCAGGGCGCGACCCTTGAGATGAAGCGCGCGATCCTGGAGGCGCTGAAGCCCGATGAAGTGTCGGAGCCTCAACTGCCCGTCGCCACCGGTTGACGGCTCGCGCTTCTGCGAGCTGCACCGCGACCTGTTCGCGTCGGTCGCAGCGGAGATCGAGGAGGGCAAGGAGGCTCGTCTGCGCTCACCGGAGCGCCGCAACCGCCGGACGATGTTCAAGGAGTGCGACTGGCCGGACTGCTCGGAGTGCGCCGCGCCGCGCGAGTCCTACTGCGCGATGCACGTGAGGGCCCTGGCGAGGAGTCCCGGTGCCGCTCAAAACTGACCCCCGCGCGATGTACGGCATGCGCGTCACCGAGGCGTTCCGCGACGCCCTGGAGTCAGACCTCGCCGCTCACGAGCAGCGCCGCGCCAGCTTCCTGCAGTGGGCCATGAAGGTCCCCGAGACGAAGGGCCCGTTGAACTTCGACCGCTGGCCGTTCCAGCGCGAGCTGTACGAGGAGGCCTTCGACGAGAAGGAGGTCGTCGTGATGAAGGCCACGCAGCTCGGGATCTCCGCGTGGCTGGTGCGCTGGGCGCTGTGCTGGGCCGACATGCACGCCGCTCGCGTGCTGTACATCTTCCCCCGCGAGCGCCAGCTCCTGGACTTCTCCGACGGCCGCATCAAGCCGCTTATCTTGGGTGAGTACCTGAGGACTCGTGTGCCGCCCGCCAGCGTGATGAACAAGACGCTGAAGAGCGTCGGGCTGGGCATCGTCTACTTCCGCGGCTCCGAGGCCGAGGCCGGGCTGGAGTCGATCGACGCCGACGCGCTGTGCCTGGACGAGCACGATCTCCTCGTCCAGGCGCACATCCCAATCGCCGAGCGCCGCGTCGGCGGCCAGGACTCCCTCGGGCTGATCCGCCGGATCGGCTTCCCAACGATCTCCGACCACGGGATCCACAAGGAGTACAAGCGCTCCGATCAGCGCGAGTGGACGGTCCGCTGCGAGTTCTGCGGTGAGTGGCAGGCGCTGACGTGGGCCGACAACATCGACCTGACCCGCGAGATCCGCGTCTGCCGCGCGTGCCGCAAGGGGCCGCTGAACGTCGCCACCGGCGAGTGGGTCGCGAGCTACCCGACCCGCTCGACGCGCGGCTACCACGTCACCAAGCTGATCCTCCCGTCCGAGCAGATCGTCCCGAGCCTGATCCGCGCGTCCGAGGAACAGGTCGCCTACCGGCGCCAGGTGTTCTTCAACCGCGACCTCGGCGAGCCGTGGGAGGCCGAGGGCGCCCGGCTGACCGCCGCGATGATCGCTGCTGCCCAGCGCGGGTTCACGCAGGAAACCGGCTACGACGGCGTGAACCCGGTGATGATGGGCGTCGACGTCGCGTCAGTGCGCGCGCTGAACGTGTGGATCACGGAGCAGATCTCCGAGACGCAGGCGCGCACGCTGTACCTCGGCAGCATCAACAGCTTCGACGAGATGGCCAAGCTGATGGACCGTTTCCGCGTGGTGATGGCCGGGATCGACCACCTGCCCGAGAACCGTCTCGCGCAGGCGTTCGCCAACAAGTTCGCCGGGCGCGTCTACATCATCAACTACGCCACCGACTCCCAGCGCGACGTGCTCGTCGTCGACGACCAGCAGCGCCGCGCCAGCGTCCGCCGGACCGAAGCGATCGACGCCGCCCAGGAGCGCATCCGCGCGCAGCGCGAGTACCTGCCGCAGGACATCCCGTCCGACTTCGTGACGCAGATGTGCGCCAACGTGCGCTCCGTCGAGCAGGACGACGTCGGCCGCGTGAAGGTGCTGTACCGCGCCGACGGCCCGGACGACTGGATGCAGGCGCTCGTGTACGCCGTCGTCGCCAACGAGTGCTGGTGGATCCGCCAGCAGGTCAACGTTGAGGAGATCACCTCGCTCGACGAGATGACCGAGCTGGGCTTCGAGCGCTCGACACTGCGCGAAGGTGACTCGATGGACTACAGCCCGGGCCCGCAGGACGGCTCCTACATGCTCAACAACGGGCACATGAACGGTCACGGGAACGGTCTGAACGGCGACGCCGAGTACGACTGGGACGAGTAGACCTAGCGCAAGATGTGTGCTATCATCTTAGGTGCGCCCCGAGAGAGGGCGCTCCCCTCCCGACCGAGGAGCAGAGATGGAAGCCACCACGCTGTATCTCGCCAATGGCCTGACCCGCACCGTCGTGGGTCGCGCCGAGGACGTCGGAGCCGCGCTGCGGCGCCGCGCCGAGGACGACCGGATCCGCCAGTTCATCGACCTGGACGGCGAGACCCTGACGATCAACGCTGACGCTGTCGCGATGACCGAGGCCGCGGCCGCCACCACGACCCGGACGTTCGGCTTCAGCCGGGCGCTGGAGGCCTGATGCGCGCGCTGAACATCACCGAAGAGCGACTGCGCATCCGCGCCTGCCGCCAGGCCGCGCGCGACCACGTCGATTCGCCCCGGAGCATGTTCGGTGGGCGCTTCACCATCACGCCGCTGCCCGCCGAGCGCTGCACGGTCAAGAGCATCGAGTTCTTCGACCGCGTCTACACCGGCACCCCCGATCACATCGGCATGATCGAGATCGCCTACGCCCGCGAGGGCTGCGCAGCTCTCTACGGCTTCACCGCCGACGGTGACCTGATCATGTACGCCAACTGACCGAGGAGTGACCGCATGACCCGACTGACGCTGACCGAGCGCAACTGGATCGGAGAGACGTTCGACCTCTGGCTCGGTGAGACCGGCGAGATCCTGACCAAGGAGGAGGGCGGCGTGCTTCGCGACGACCTCGGCTTCCTGGCCGGGTTCTGGACGACCGCGGAGGAGCGCGCCGCGACCGAGCGCGAGCTGCGCCTCGACGAGGAGCGCATCGCCGCCGAGATGGAGTGGGCCGAGGTGCGCGGCATCTCCCCGCCAGACTTCTAACCCCCCGACCGAGGAGAACGAATGACTGAACTGACACGTCGCCGCACGAACTACGGCGCGGGTAAGGTGCACCTCGTGCGCTTGGATGACGCGCCGGGCCGAGCGCGGATCTACGCGTTCCTCTACTGCACCGGCCGCTACATGGACGGCACGCTCCTGACCGACGAGCCCGTCGAGTGCAAGGCCTGCCTCAAGCGCGCCAAGCGCGAGGGCGTCGAGGCGTGAACGACCTGACCATCCGCCGCCGTCGGCACATCTACGCCGACGGTCAGATGGTTGGCTGGGTGATCCGTCGACGCCGCCTCCTGTTCCACGCGTACATCCTGCTGCCGAATCTCGGCTGCACGGTGGCCGCGGGCAGGACGGCTTACGACGCCGCAGCCAAAGCCTGGAGCGCACGATGTGTGCTACACTCAAGTGGCGGGGCGACAGCTCCGCTCCCCCCGACCGAGGAGACCGCATGACCTTTACAACCTTGCCGCGCTCCGGCAGCGCGACCGAGCGACGCGAGCTGCGACGCGACATCCGCGCTGCGCTCGGCGTGTCCAGTGATCCGGCGCCCGACCTGCGCCGCACCATGCGCGCCGTCAGGCATCTGACCCGGCTCGTCGAGCTGGCCAGCAACGGCACCCTGCGCCTGGAGCTGGTGCGCCTCCACGGCACGGGCTCGTCCACCGTGGCGATCCCGGTGAGCCCGGCGGAGGTGTCGTGACCCTGACCGCCCACGACCTGA